CGGCATGTGACTTACGAGGATGACTTATACTAGAATGCGAGATCGTGAGGGCGCAGGCAGGGGTAGTAACCTAAATCTTGGATTGTACGCCACATTATTCTAGTTGTGGAGCTTTTCAAGTCTGAGAGGGTGTGGATATGCAAAACAGACTTCCGGCAATGTAGATGTACGAACGGGCAATTGGGAAACTGGTTGTTTGCGATCTTGAGCCGTAGTAGTACAGGATTCCAGGGTGTACGTAAAGTGCATGGAGAGTCGGGACACAAATCTCTGCTAAATAAATTTATGACCTATGGGAGTGAGAATTGGAGCTCTGGAAACATCTCTGTCGAACAAGCGACCTAAGGGGATTATTATAAATATGTGGAGAAGGCGAGGTCTATATTAATAATAGAGTGTCTATAACGGCAACACACGGACGGTCTACTGGTAGTCATAGTAGTGATGAGGTAGGCAAAGGGAAGCTCTTCTGAGTGGACCTTGGCGAAACTATGGGAACATAGTATTTCGGCCTGAGAGGACGGATGCGCGTGTGGTCTGACAACATTGAAAAGAAGGCTAAGGTGCAAACTCACCTGCAGAAAGGATTGGGACGGTGATTCGGTGAAATGCTGAACGTTCTGTAGGGAGATAAGTTCATTTGTGAAGCGAGAAAGGTATAAAAATCCACTCGCGTACCCGAGAATGGTGCATCACAGAAGTTACATGTGTATCTTTGAGATGCTCAGATACATAAAACCCATCGAACATAAACTATATAAAATGAGATTCGATGTTGAGAATTTAACAGCGGAAGAGACAGTAGTCGCAAAGGGTGCAAACGGAAATAGACGATATGAGCTCATAAGTGCTAAAATGAGCAGATTCAAAAACCCTTGCGTATTCTCTCTCGATTGCTCGTCATTTGAGTTGCACACAGATTACGAATATCTAAAAGATGAAATTGATATTCTACGAGCATTTTATCCTCACGACAAATATTGGAAATGGATAACATCAAACCTATTTCACAATTTTGGACACACCAG